CCCTGCGGAGTTCCCGTCGGTCAGCCTGCTCGACGGGGTGCCAGCCGTCCGGCTTCATGCGGGCGAGTTCCGGCGCGCCATCGAGCAGGTGGCGTTCGCGGCAGCGAAGGACGAGGCGCGTCCGGTGCTGTCCGGCGTCAACCTCCGCATCGGCGGTGGCGCGCTTCGCCTGTCCGCTGCCGACGGGTTCCGGTTGTCGATCAAGACGCACGAACTTGCGACGACGGACGACGTGGACGTGATCGTGCCGGCACGGGCGATGCTGGAGGTTGCACGCGCGATTGGTTCGGACGAGGACGAGGTCGAGGTGATGGTCGCGTCGAACCGCACGCAGGTCGGGTTCAGCGTGCCGACCGTCTCAGGGCGGGTGCTCGTGACGACGCGGTTGCTGGAGGGCGTGTTCCCTGACCTCGACCGGGTGGTACCGGCCGAAGCGGCGACGACGGTGACGATTGACCGGGAGGCGCTGTCGCGTGCCGTCAAGGTGGCGTCGATCTTCGCAAGGGACAGCGCGCACAACATCCGTCTGGACGTCACGGCGGACAGCGAGGACGGGCTGGTGCCGGGCAGCGTCACCGTGTCCGGCGCGAGCAACGATCACGGCGACAACCAGACTGCGGTGCCGTGCCGTGTCAGCGGGGCAGACTGCACCGTGAACTTCTCGAGCGAGTTTCTCGCGGAATGGCTTGCGTCCGTCAGGTCGGTGCAGGTCACGCTTGCGCTCGGTGGGGCGATCACGCCCGGGACGTTTCGGTCCATTGAGGAGCCGGGCCTCGTCCACGTCATCATGCCGATGCACAGCGCACGATGAGCATCACGCCGCGGATGTCGCGCGATGGGGTGACGCTTTATCAGGGCGACTGCTTAGAAATACTTTCACTGCTTGATGATGGTATTGCGGCGGTAGTAACGGATCCTCCATACATTATCGGTTCAATGTCTGCTGGAGACATGCGTAGCAAAACCGGCAGTTGGGCTGACATGATGAACTCGTCTCTGTGGTTTACAACGTGGTATCGAATTGCATGGAGCAAACTCCGAAGTGATGGATCGTTCTGGACGTTTTGCAATTGGCGCACGATTCCGGTCTTGATGCGTGCGGCGCATGATGCAAACATGCCGATAACCTCCGTACTGGTGTGGGATAAGGGAAGAATCGGCGTAGGCGGAATGCAAGGTCTGCGTCCACGGTATGAATTGGTGGCTGTCATGGGACGTCCAGCGTTTGCTATTGAGGATCGTTCCCTGGCGGATATCTGGGTAGAGCCTTCGCCGATCGTGAAGCCGAGCGGTCATCCAGCCGAAAAGCCGGTAGCAATCATGCGTCGCATCTTGAGCGTGTTGAATCTTCCAAAGGATTCCGTGGTAGTCGATCCGTTTGCCGGAAGCGGCACGCTTGGTGATGCTGCTCGGTCTCTTGGTCTTCGCTGCGTCTTGATTGAGGCTGATGACAAATGGTGCCAGGTCATAGAACAACGCATGTCGCAATCAATGCTGAGTGGCCTTGACGCGTGAGAGGGTGGCACCCGAACGAACCGCTGCCGGTTGCGTGGGCGCACGCGAAACCGGGCGACGTCGTTGCGGGTGCCATCTGCCTGCCGTACCCGCCGTCGGTCAATCACATGTACAGGCGCGCGGGCAACCGCGTCGTCCTGTCGCACGAGGTCCGGGACTGGCGCGAGCGGGCGCACTGGTACCTCAGGCTGGCGGGGATCGTGGCACCATTGGAGGGGCCGGTTGCCGTCACGGTGATCGCATACCGGCCTCGCCGTCGGGGCGACATCGACAACCTCGCCAAGGCGATCCTCGACGGGCTGAACGGGTACGCGTACGAGGACGACGCTCAGGTGGTGCACCTGAGCATGACGCGGTACGACGACGCGAGGAACCCGCGGGTGCTGGTTCGGGTGAGCCGCGTCGATCAAGAGCTGCTGCGGCGATAGTTTAGGGAGTTGAGATGGCAGTGTCGGGACGCGCAATCGGACGACGCGAGGTGGCTGAGGCACTCGTGAAGGCGCGCGGACTGCAGACCGTGGCGGCGCAGATGCTCGGCTGTTCGTGGCAGACCATCCGCAACTACGTCCAGAAGTACCCTGAGTGTGCCGAGGCCATCGAACTCGCGAACACCGCGCTCGGTGACCTTGCCGAGACGAAACTCGTCGATAACATCAACACAGGCGACCAGCGCGCGATTGAGTTCTACCTCAAGAGCAAGCACAAGCAGCGCGGGTATGCCGAGAAGACGCAGGTCGAGTTGACCGGCGCGGCCGGTGGGCCGGTGAGGTTAGAAGTTGGCGGCTTCCTCGACGCTCTCGCCATTGCAGAGGCTGGCGCGCCTTCCGCGTCCGGTGCAGGAGGCGATCCTGCTTCAGACGTGCCGAACGCAGGCTGACCTCGACGCGCTCCGCACCGACTGGCGCATCGTCGGTCGGCCGAACCAGCAGGCGCCGGACGGTGCCTGGCGGACGTGGCTGCTCCTTGCCGGACGCGGCTTCGGCAAGACGCGAACGGGTGCCGAGTGGGTGCGTTCGCAGATCGCGCAGGGGAGATCGCGCATCGCCCTCGTCGCGCCGACCGCTGCCGACGCGCGTGACGTCGTGGTCGAGGGAGAGAGCGGCCTCCTCGCCGTGTGCCGACGCGCGGGGCAGGAGCCGCTGTACGAACCGTCGAAACGGCGCATCACGTGGCCGTCCGGCGCGATGGCGACGACGTACTCGGCCGACGAGCCGGATCGACTGCGCGGTCCCCAGCACGACGCCGCATGGTGCGACGAACTCGCGGCGTGGCGGTACCCGGAAGCGTGGGACATGCTCCGCTTCGGTCTGCGCCTTGGCGACGACCCGCGGACGGTCGTCACGACCACGCCGAAGCCGGTGTCGATCCTGCGCGACCTCATGGCCGCTTCGGACACGGTCACGACACGGGGATCGACCTACGACAACGCGGCGAACCTGGCGCCGGGGTTCATCCAAGCGATCCGGCAACGGTACGAGGGCACGCGCCTCGGTCGGCAGGAACTGAACGCCGAACTCCTCGACGACGTGCCGGGCGCGCTGTGGTCTCGGACGATGATCGAGGACGCGTTGGTGCGTTCGACTCCGCCGGCAATGACTCGCGTCGTGGTCGCCATTGACCCAGCCGTCACGTCCGGCGAGGCGAGCGACGAGACCGGCATCATCGTCGCAGGCGTGACCGAGGATGGCATGGGCTACGTGCTCGACGACCTGAGCGGGAAGTACACGCCGGACGCGTGGGCGCGCCGAGCGGTGGAGGCGTACCGACGCCATCGGGCCGACCGGATCGTGGCCGAAGCCAACAACGGGGGCGACCTCGTTGAGACCGTCATCCGTACACTCGGACAGGACGTTTCGTATCGTTCGGTTCGGGCCTCGCGTGGAAAGTTCACGCGCGCCGAGCCGGTCGCGGCCCTGTACGAGCAGGGACGCGTCCGACACGCGGTCGGATTGGACCGCCTGGAGGATCAGATGGCGACGTGGGTGCCGGGCGCATCATCGCCTGACCGCCTCGATGCGCTGGTGTGGGCGATCACCGACCTCATGCTCGGCGCGTCTGAATGGTTCGCAGCATGAACTGGTTGCAGCGCGCCGCCGCCAAGGCGTTCCGTCTCGGTCCCGCGATGGCGGGCTTCGAGGCGTCGTTCGGCACCGACCCGGAGCGATGGTCGCCATCGGCGTATGGCCGGTACATCGCGACCAGCGCGCCGGTCCATGCCTGCGTCAATCTCCGGGCACGCAACCTCGCACGCCTTCGCCTGCGCCTGTACAAGCGCGCGTCGAACGGCGACCGGGTCGAGGTCACGACTGGCCGCCTGTACGACCTCCTCGGGTCCGTGAACCCGCACTGGACGTTCCGTCGCCTGATCCGCATGACGGAGCTAAGCCTGTGCCTGCATGGTCAGGCGTTCTGGGTGCTGGAGAACGGGCAGGCGGGACGGACGGCAAGGCAGGCGCCGCCACGCGAAATCTGGTGGGCCGACCCGTCGAAGATGCGCGTGGTCCCGGACGCGACCACGTGGATCAGCGGCTTTGAGTACGACGACGGCGTGAGCGGCAAGGTGCCGTTCCCGACCGAGGACGTTATCTGGTTCCGCCTGGACAACCCGGTCGATCAGTACGCGGGATTGTCGCCGCTTGCCGCCGCCCGTCTCGCCGTGGATACCGCGGCTGGGGCGATGCGCTCGAACCGGCAAATCTTCGACAACGGTCTGCAACTCGCGGGTATCGTCGGACCGGCCGACAAGACGCAGTCGCTGACGCGTGAGCAGGCCGAGGGCCTGTCCCAGATGCTGGAGCGCCGGTTCAAGGGTGCCGACAAGGCGCACCGCATGGCCGTGTTGACGCAGCCGGTGTCGTTCACGTCGTTGGCCTTGACGCCGAAGGACGCCGAGTTTCTCGGCCTGATGAAGTGGCAACTGCGCGAGGTCGCCACGGTGTACGGCGTGCCGCCCGAGTTGATCGGCGACCACGAACACGCCACCTACTCGAACGTCGAGCAGGCGGCGAAGGCGCTGTGGACGGACACGCTGATCCCGCAGGCGACCATGCTCGCCGACGAGATCACGGAGCAACTTGTGAAGTTGTTCCCGAACGAAGCCGACGAGGCCGAGTTTGACCTGTCGGATATCGAGACCCTGCAGGAGGATCGCACCGAGATCATCGACCAAGCGACCAAGTTGGTCGGCATCGGTGTCCCGCTCAACCGTGTCTTGCAGGAGATCGCGCCTCGGTTCCTTCCACCAGACGGCACCGGGTACGCGTGGGGTGACGTGGCGTGGATGCCTGCGACGATGGTCCCGGTCGATAGTCAGGCCGCCGCGGCTGCGCCACCTCCGGCCGTCACGCAAGCGGTGCGCGCCGTGATCGATGCCACGCCGGCGCCGATGCTGGCGACAAAGGCGGTCGACTTTGGGTCGCCGAAGCACTTGGCCGTCTGGCGCGCATTCACCGCACGCACGGACAAGGGCGAGGCCCGAATGTCAGCAGCCCTGCGCGAGTACTTCCGGCGACAGGAGCAGGCCGTGCTTGCACGCCTCGTCGCACCGAAGTCGGCGAAGACACCACAGGACGCGGCCGACAATCCGTTCGACGTGATCGAGTGGGCGGCGCGCCTGAAGGCGCTCGGCCAGCCGATCATCACCGACGTCGTCGGCGAAGGCGGGCAGGCCACGCTCGACGACCTCAACGTCTCGATGTCGTTCGACCTTCTCGACCCGAACGTCGTCAACGTCGTCGAGGGACGCTCTCAGCGGTTCGCGCGGTCCGTGACCGACACGACGTGGAACGACCTCAAGGCATCGCTGTCCGAGGGCGTGCAGGCAGGCGAGGGCATCCCGGCGTTGCAGGCACGGGTCGGTCAGGTGATGGACGAGGCGAGGTCGTGGCGCACCGAGGCCATCGCGCGCACCGAGGTCGTTGGTGCGTCGAACCTCGGGGCGCTCGAAGGGGCGCGACAGTCCGGCGTGGTCTCGACGAAGACGTGGCTGGCGGCGCTTGACGACCGCACGCGCGATTGGCACGTAGCGGCACATAATCAAGTGGTCCCGCTGGACGCCGACTTCGTGGTTGGTGGCGAGCGGGGGCAATCACCGCACGCGTTACCGTCAGCGGCGAACGTCGTCAACTGCCGGTGCACGATGACGTTCGAGGTGGATTGATGGCAGACAAGACGTTCACGCACGCGCCGCTCGTCGGCAAGGCCGCGCTCGGCCCGGACGGCGTGCCGGTGTACACGTTCCGGATGACGAGCGAGACCATCGACCGGCAGGGCGAAATCGTCACGCTGGACGGGTGGAACTTCGAGCGTTACCTGACGAACCCCGTGGTGCTCGACACGCACGACTACGACAGCATCGAGTCGATCGTTGGGCGCACGGTCAGCATCGATCGAGATGCCGATGGCTGGAACGCGACCATCCGCTTCAACGGGTCCGAGTACGGACTGCTTGCGCAGCGACTGGTCGAGGACGGCGACCTCCGTGCCGTGTCCGTCGGTTTCAGGCCGCTCGTGATTGAGTACCCGGACGCGAACGCACTGCGCCGGGCGCGCACGTTGGACGACGCGACCGAGAAGGCGCTCGTGAGTGTGGCGCCGGACCCAGCGACCGCGGTGCGTCACGTCGAGAAGGAACTGCTCGAGATCAGCGTCGTGCCGATCCCGGCGAACCCTGACGCCATTCGCATCCGCTCCGTGAACGGGGCGGCCAACGCCGTCAGCGTCGCGCCGGTCAACAAGGCCGTCGCGCCGGCATGGATGCGCGACAACGCACGGCAGGGCATCGCGTGGTACGAGGACGGCAAGGCTGGCGACGGGGTCACCGCGCAGACGGTTCGCGAGGCCCGCGAGATGGCGTCCGGCAACGTGACGGCCGACAAGGCGACGCGCATGGCCGCATGGTTTGCCCGTCACATGGGTGACCTTGACGCACCGGCCGCTGATCCGTCGCATCCTGACTACCCGTCGCCTGGAGTCGTCGCTCATGCGCTATGGGGCGGCGGCAGTCGCTCCGAAAGCGAACGTGCGGCGAGCTGGGCGCGAGCGCACGCCAAGGAGGCCAGTGTGGCCGAAACGAAGGGCGCGATCCCATACAAGAAGACCCCGCTTGCGCCTGAGGCACAGCGGTGGGACGGGCCACGTGAAGTCGCACGCGCCACGGTTGACGACCTCAAGGTCATGTGCGCATGGGTCGACTCCAGCGCGCCGGACATCGAAGCGTCGTACAAGTTGGCGCACCACACGGCCGACGCCGATCATCCGGTGGTCTGGCGCGGCGTCGCGCAGTGCATGTCTATCATGTTTGGAGGCAGGGGCGGCGTTGACATGCCGGACGCCGACCGTCGCGCGGTGTACAACCACCTCGCCAGCCACTACGAGGACTTCGGCAAGACACCACCGGAGTGGGGGCCGGGCGCGGCCACACGTTCCATCACCGAGTTTATGGAGACCGAGGAAGTGATGACGACCGACGCGTGGCCTGCGGTCGCGTGCGCGATGCACGCGGTGCTGTTGGACACGGGGATCGACGACGCGGCGCGACGCCGCGTGTACGTCGGCCTTGAGCGGGCGTATCAGGCACTCGGCAAGGTGGCGCCGACCTTGATCGGGCGGGACGTGATCGCGAAGCTCGGCGACGCCGAGCGGGACGGCATGTTCTGGCACGGCGAGCCGACCCTCGCGAAAGCGGGGCGCGTGCTCAGTGGCGCGAACGAGATGCGGTTGCGTCAGGCGCTTGACCTCCTGACGCAAGTCCTTGCATCGATGGGCGGAGGCGACACGCCACCCGCACCGGAGGTGCCGGGGCCGGAGCCGTACGGAACCGAGGCGCTGTCCGCGGAAGTGGCGGGCCTCAAGGCACTCATGGAGTCGTGGCAATGAACAGCGAGCAGTTGGGCAGCGTGCTCAACGACGTGCAGGCGCGGTTGGCGAGCCTGCCCGATCACGTCAAGGCGGCCGACGCCTTCGATGCGCGCGTTGCGGGCATCGTGAAGTCGATCATCGAGCAGTCCGCGGCTGAGGGTGGCGAGTTCGCCCGTCGTCTGAAGCACGGCGGATCGGATGCGCGCCTCTACGGGTCGAAGTTCGCCCGTCACGGGTTGAGCGTCGCCGACGTCGAGTTCCTGCATGACATCGCCGTCGCCGAGCAGCGCGCGGGGCGTGGCCGTGGTCCGTCCGAGGAGCTGGGCAACGCCTTCAAGGCGATCAGCGAAGCGGTGTACCTGAGCGACGACGAGGTCCGCCGGATCGATCAGCGTGCGCTCGACAACCTCTTCCCGCGCGTGCCGATCAACTCGTTCAGCGGTGCCGATCGTGAGTTGGCCGCCAAGGGCATGTGGTGGGCGACCAGCGCGTACCGCAAGGCGATGGACAGCGCCGAAAGCGGGTACGGCCAGCAACTCGTCGGTGCCGAGTACGTGCGCGACCTCTGGGCCGCCGCGCGTCAGGACAGCCGCGTCTTCAACCTGATCGACTCCTTCGAGATGACGGACCCGACGGCGTACCTGCCGGTCGAGGCCGACCTTCCCGAGATGCTCCTCTTCTCGGAGTCGACATCGTCCAGCGCATCCAACAACACGACCTCGCCGACCGGCTCCAACCGCGTCACGGTGTCGGCCGCGAAGCTCGGCATCAATCAAGTGTGGTCCGGCGAACTTGACGAGGACAGCCTCATCCCGTTCGTGCCGTTCCTTCGCGGGCAGTTGACCAAGTCGGTGGCGCACTACATGGACAGCCTCGTCCTGAACGGCGACACGACCAACGCGGCCACGGGCAACATCAACCTGGACGACGCCGACCCGGCCGACACGAAGCACTACCTCGCCTTCGACGGCATCCGGCACGCCGGTCTCGTGGACAACACGGGCAACACGAAGAACGTCGCGGGTCCGCTGACCTATGCGCTCCTCAAGGGCCAGCAGTCGCGGATGCGCAGCGACACCTACCTGCAGGACTGGGGCCATCCGGTCAACCCGGCCGACCTCATCTACGTGGCCGACCCGGACACCGCTGACAAGGCGGCGCAGCTCGACGAGGTCATCACGGTCGACAAGTTCGGCCCGCAGGCCACCATCCTGACCGGCCAACTCGCGCGGATCGGTCAGTCACCGTTCATCTCCTCGATCGCGATGAGCAAGACCGAGGCGGACGGCAAGGTCAGCACGACCGGCGCCAACAACACCAAGGGGCAGGTCGTCGCGTTCAACCGCAACGGCTTCAAGGTGGGCTTCCGTCGCCGGGTTCGCATCGAGACCTTCCGAGACGTCCGCACCGACCAGTACGTGCTTGCCCTGTACGTGCGCGTCGGCTTCGGCCGCTACTCGCCGACGGGCGCCGCGTCCGGCATCGAGTGCGCGGACGTGCTCTACAACATCACCGTCGCCTAAGCGCGACTTTCCATTGGCGCCGTCCTGACCTCGGTCGGGGCGGTCGCCTGGAGGGATGCTCATGCCACAAATCGATCGCGTCATCAGCAAGGGCCAACTGACGCACCTGACCTTCGAGCAGGCCGACGTGGCCGCCTCGCAGTCCGCCGTCGCACTCGCCACCTCCGAGGTGCGCGACACCGCGGCCGGCGCCAGCGACCAGAACGCCGCCGTCGGGTACTGCATCCCGTTCGGCTACGAGATCGTCGGCATCTCGGTCACCAGCAGCGCCGCGCGCACCGCGGGCACGTTGACCGTGGACGCCACCATCGGCGGAACGGCGACGGGGCTTCAGGCGGTCCTGAACGCGACGACGACCAACAACGCCTACGCGACGGCGAGCCGTGGCTCGTACGCCGGAAGCGCAGGCGACAAGGTCGGCGTGAAGATCACGACGGCTGCCGGATGGACACCCACCACGGCGGACATCGTCGTGAGCGTCTGGGTCATCCAGTACCTCGACGGTATCTAGGCCATGCTGGCGCGCGTCGGAGCGATCCTGCGTCGGCGCGCGCATCGCGCCATCCTTTGGGAGTTGATCGAGCATGGCGAGCTTCAGCGGAGTGACCACACTCCAGAGCGCGGCGACGGCGACCGGCAACGGGACGGCGCTGCTCCTCGACCGCTACACCCACGTGGCGGTGCAGGTGACCGGGACGTTCTCGGCGACGGTGGCCTTCGAGGTGACCGTTGACGGGAGCACGTGGGTTGCCGCTGCCTGTCTTGACGTCAGCGACGTCAACCGCACGCACAAGGCCACGACGACCTCGGCGGGCGTGTTCACGTTCGACGAGTTCATCGGCGTGGTCGGCTTGAGGGCACGCATCAGCGCGTACACCTCGGGATCGGTCACCGTCGTCGCGAACGCCGTGAGCCTCTGACGTGGCGATCACGAACGGGTACGCCACGCTTGCCGAGTTGAAGGCGCGCCTGGACATTCCATCCGGCACGACCTCGTGGGACGCGGTACTGGAGGCGTGCATCACGGGTGCGTCGCGGTTCATTGATAACGAGACAAACCGCGCCTTCTACGCCACGACTGCGACGAGGTACTACACCGCCGACGACCACTGGACGCTGTTCATCCTCGACGACCTCCTCTCGGTGACGACGCTCAAGACCGTCAGCAGCGAAGCGGCGGGCACGCGAACCTACGGGTACACGTGGTCGGCCACCGACTACGACCTTGAACCCTATGGCGGGCCTCCGTACAGCCGAATCGCCATCAACCCGACCGGCCTGTACTCCTTCCCGTTGACGCGCCGCGGTGTTGAGGTCACCGGATCGTTCGGCTACAACGCCACAGGGTCGTACCCGCAGCCGATCAACGAGGCGTGCCTGCGTCAGGCGTCGCGCCTGTTCGAGCGCAACAAGGCACCGCTCGGCATGATCGGCGACGGGCAGATATCGCAAGCGACGCGGTACAGCGACGGCGACCCGGACGTGATGGTGCTCCTCGCGCCGTACCGTCGAATGGAACTGGTGGGCGCCTGATGGTCACGCTGACGTGGGTCGGGATCACGCCGGAGCAACTCGCGCGCGTAGCCGACGCGGACAAACTGATCGGCGAACCCCTTCGTCGTGCGCTTCAGAAATCCGCCATCGTCGTGACCAGCGAGGCCAAGCGGGGCACGCCGGTCGATACCGGTCGTCTGCGGGCAAGCGTGAGCAACGTCGTCGATGCGTCGCCGATCCCTCGATTCGCAACCGTTGGCACGAACGTGGCCTACGCCAGATATGTGCACGATGGGCGCTTGCCTGGCCGGATGCCACCACCAAACGCACTTGCCACGTGGGCGAGGAGGCACGGCGGGCAGAACCCGTTCGTGCTGGCGCGAACCATTGCGCGTCGGGGCATCAAGGCCAAACCCTTCCTGCGAGAGGCCATGACGTCGAACGTGGGGCGCATCCGCGGCTTCTTCCAAGCGGCCGGACGCGACATCGAGCAGGCGTGGGCGGCGAGCCGCTGAGATGGCAACGATCACGCAGGTGCGCAGCGGACTGGCGACGCGCCTCGCCACCATCACCGGTCTGACGGTCTACGAGACGGTCACGCCGACGCCGGTCGTGCCGTGCGTCTTCATTCGACCGGCGGACGGCGACTACGACGTGACGATGGCGAGCGGCGGGGACATTGCACGGTTCGAGATCACGCTGCTCGCCTCGGCCGCCGGCGGCCCTTGGGACGTGGCGCAGGACAAGGTCGACGCGTATTTGACGCGGAGCGGGTCCGACACGATCCGCGGGGCAATTCAAGGTGACGTCACGCTGGGAGGCACCGCGCACTCGACGCGGGTGACCGGGTGGCGCGACTACGGTACGCTTGCGTACGGCGGGGCCGAGTACTTCGGGGTCCGCCTGACGGTGGAGGCTTGGCCGGTATGACGTGGATCGCCACAGTCGGGATCACGTGGGACGGCGGTCGTGCCGAACCCGGCGAGGCCGTGCCTGACGCCGTCGTAGAGGCGGCGCCCTGGCTGGTGGAGCAGGGCCACGTCGTCAAGCAGGAGCACGCCGATGGCTAGGATGCACGGCAAGGACGTCCGCGTCTACCTCGGCGTGCGCGACGTGTCCGGCGACCTCAACAGCGTGGACATCACCGCATCCGCGGACACGCACGACGTGACCACGTTCGGCGCTGAGTACCTTGCGTACGACGCGGGGCTTGGGTCATGGGAGGCGTCGATTGACGGCTTCTACCAGACGAACTCGGGCGGTTCGGTCACGTCGATTGAGCGACAGTTTGAGACGATGCTCGGCTCCGATACCGCGGGAGCCTCGGTGCTGTCGGTCTACGATGACGATGCCGACGCGATCGGCGACTCGGGCATCCTGTGCAGCGAGGCGATCCTGACCACGCACGGTCAGCCGATCAGCGTGTCGGACATCGTGAAGATCAGCGGCAGCCTGCAAGGCAACGGGAGGCCCGGCTTGCAGGGTCGATTGCTGCACGTACTCGGTGCCGACTCGACCAGCACGAACAGCGCGAGCGTGGACAACGGCGCATCGTCGGCGAACGGTGGACGCGCGAACCTCCACGTGACCGCAGTGAGCGGGACGGGCGGCACCATCAAGGTGCAGCACAGCGCCGACAACTCGACGTGGGTGGACCTTGTGACGTTCACGGCATCGACGGCGGCCTCGTGCCAATCGTCCGCAGTGACGGGCACGGTGAACCGCTACCTGCGGTGCGTCTCGACGATCAACAGCACGTCATCGGTGACGTTCGTGGCCGGGTTCGCCCGGTACTAAAGGAGCCACGGCAATGGCACGCGTCCACGGCAAGGACATCTCGTCGATCAACATCGACAACGCGGCGGGTACGCCTGCCGACTTCAAGGCGGAGACGACCAGCCTCGACTTCGCCGTGTCGGCGGCGACCCACGACACCACGACCATCGGCGACCAGTGGATCGAGTACACCGCTGGCCTCAAGGGTGGCGACGACATCACGCACGAGTTCATGTACAACAACACCAACACGACGGGCATCTGGGCGGTGTACACGGGCCGTCTCGGCGTGTCTGGCACGTTGGACTTCACCGACGGCACGCGCACCGTGAGCATGGAGACCATCGTCACCAAACTCGGGATGCCCATCGCGGTCGGCGACATGATCAAGTGCACCGCGACTCACAAGATCAACGGGACGGTGACGTTCTCGTGATCGTGACGGTGCCGCTCGGCGGCGCGCTCGACGGCCACACCATCGACGTCAACACGAACGCGTTGACGATGGGCATGATCGAGGACTTGCAGGGCGGGACCGCCGGTCTCATGCTGGACGCTGTGGCGTCGGCGGTGACCGGAGGGACGTTGCCAGGCGGGTCCGATCGTGCGGGGATGCGCCGTCTGACGCCGACCGAGTTCGCCGCTGTCTGCGAGGCCATTGCGGGGTGCCTGTCGGTCCCAAAAAAAGCCTGACCGAGTTCGCCAAGTGGGTCGCCGGTATGCCGTCCGAGTGTGAACCGGCGACCATCGCCATCTACCATCGGGCGGTGATTGCGAAGACGTTTCCGGCGTACACGCTGGAGACGGCAGGGCAGGCCAACGCGCGCGACGTCTTCTGGGCGATGGAACTCCTCGACGCGGCGCAGAAGCTGAAGGGCTGACATGGCGGACGTCAACCTCCAAGTCAAGATCGGCGTCGAGGACGCGTTCAGCGGGCCGCTTGGTGGATTGCAGTCCAAGCTTGGCGGCCTGTCCGGCGCGTTGTCCGCACCGATGAACGCCATCAAGGGCATCGGGTCGGCGTTGGCTGGACTCGGCCTTGCGGCGCAGGGAGCGCAGGCGCTTGGCGACGGCGTGATGAGCGCCGCGAACGCGTTCGGGTTCGGCCTTGCCAAGGAACTCGAGGACACGCGGACGAAGATGATCGCGTTCGCCGGATCAACGGCGGAGGCTGACCGCATCCTTGCCGAGGTCCGCCAAGAGGCCAACGCCACGCCGTTCGCCTTCAAAGAACTGGCCGACGCGACGGCGGCGCTACTGCCCGCATCGAAGCAGGCAGGGGTCGGCCTTCAAGACGTCATCAAGCAGGCCGAGGTGCTGGCCGCGCTGAACCCGTCCGAAGGTCTGACCGGCGCGGCGTTCAGTCTGCGCGAGGCGTTGTCCGGCGACTTCACGTCCATCGTCGAGCGGTTCAACCTTCCCCGCGAGCGGCTCAAGCAACTCAAGGAGGAGGGCGTGCCGGCCCTTGAGGCGGTGCGCGTGGCGCTTGCCGAGATGGGCGTTGACGCGAGCCTCGTGGCCGGTATGGCGAACACGCTCGGAGGTCGGTGGTCGACCTTCATGGACACGATCGACAGCGCACGTCTTCAGGCCGTGTCGCCGGTGTACGAGCAACTCGGCAACGCGCTCTCGGTCGTGTCTGACATCGTCAACGAGAACAGCGACGCGTTCGGTGCGTTCGCCACGGCGATCGGAACCGCGCTTGCCGGGGCGATCCAGAGCGTGCTGGCGTTCATCGTGATGGTGCAGAACATCAGCACCGACCACGGGTTGGGCGTGTTCGAGTCGATCATCACGGCGATTGAGATCAGGATCGGCGAGGTGTTCGGCGAGACGGCGCAGGCCATCTTCCACGCGTTCGTGGCATCGATCCAAGCGATCAGCGACGCTATCGCCACGGTGATCGAGTTCTTCAACAGCGGCTCGACGACGTCGGAGGTGCTGAAGGCCGTCATCGTCGGCATCACCGCGGCGTTCGTGCTGTACGAGGCGGCCGTCACGGCGGCGGCGATTGCCACGGCCATCCTCGACGCCAAGACGAAACTGATGGCGACAGCACAGGCGGCGCTCAACTTCGTGATGGCCGCGAACCCCATCGGCATCGTCGTGCTCGCCTTGGCTGCGCTCGCCGCCGCGCTCATCTACGCGTACGAGACCAACGAGACCTTCCGGGCTGCGGTCGATGGCGCGTGGGAGGCACTCAAGACGGCGGTCTCCGGTGCGGTCGAGTTCGTGCGCACTGCGTTCGATCAGGTGATGACGTTCATCCGCAACCTTCCCCAAACGTACGCCGACGCGTCACGGGCCATCGGGCAGGCGATCATCGACGGCATCCGGAACGGCGTCAGCAGTGCGGCAAGTGCGCTCTACAACCAGATGCGCGACATTGCCAAGGGCGCGTTGGACGCGGCCAAGTCGGCGCTCGGTGTGCGCTCGCCATCAGTCGAGTTTCAGGTCGTGGGCAAGGCGATCGGCGATGGGTTGACGCTCGGCGTGAACCAGTCCGAGGCGTCCGTCAATCAGGCGGTCGGCGGTCTGGTGCGCATCCCGACGATGGCCGGAGCGACCGCTGGAGCAGGCGCTACGGGTGGCGCGTCCGTCGCCGCGACGGGGATCGCGATGGCCGACGACAATCGGCCGGTCGTGATTCAACTCGACGGGCAGGTCATCGCCCGTACGACATGGGCCTACCTGAAGCGTCAGGGACAGGTCGGCGCGAACCTCGGTTTTGCCTGACATGGTCATCGCGTCGTACGCCGTCAGCCTCGCCACGGCCGATGGGGCGAACCCGTCAACGTTCACCGATATCACGGCGTACGTCAAAGGCGTGACGATCACGCGCGGACGCGACGACGTGCTGACGCAAGTGCAGGTGGGCACGGCCACCATCAGCGTCATCAACGACGACGGGCGGTTCAGTCCCGGCCGGACGGCATCGCCGCTCTATCCGCACGTGGCGACGATGCGCGCGATCAAGATCGTGGCCACGTACTCGGCCACGTCGTACCCGCTCTATTTCGGCTACATCCAGTCCATCACGCCGAACCTGAACCCGTCGATCCGAGACGCGACGATCCAACTGGCCGACGGGTTCGCGTGGCTTGATCTCGCGAAGACGACTCCGACGTACGCGTCGGTTGCGTCCGGCACGTCGATTGGCACGGCCCTCGATAGCGCATCGTGGCCGGCGGGGCTTCGGTCACTGGCCACGGGGCAGTCGACCTTCACGCCGTCGTATGCCGACCAGAGCGTGCTCGCGCAGGTTCAGGGTATTGGGATCGACAACGAGGGCGGGCTGGTGTTTATGGACGAGGAGGGGCGCCTCGTCTTCCAGGACCGCCACACGCGCCTGAAGTCGCCGTACACGGTCTCGCAGGCCACGCTCACGGACACGGCGGACATCAGCGACATGCAGGCGACACGGCCCGTGGCCGACCTTGCCAACGAAGTGAAGGTCACGCATTCGTCCGGCAGCGTGACCGTGTCCGACGCGACCAGCATCGCGGCCAAAGGCCTGCGCCGTCTCGACGTTCAGGCGCAATTTGTTACGGCGCTTGAGGCGGCCGACCGCGCGGCGTGGGTGCTCTCGACGCGCAAGGACGATGTGGACCGGCCGAGCGTGGCCGTGGTTGCCAACGCGTCGGCCACGCTGATGGCGCAGGCGCTCGGGCGCGACCTGTCCGACCGGATTACCCTGTCGGATGCGTCAGGCCTATCGGGCATCGGTGGCGATTACCATATCGAGAGGATCGAGCACACGATCTCGAACGGCGGGACGCTGCACGTCACGCGGTGGCAACTGTCACCGGCCGACGCTGCGGGTTTCTGGGCGCTCGACGTGTCCGACCTTGACGGCACGACTCGACTGGCATATTAGGGGCAACGACGATGGCATGGGTAACACCGAGTACCCGATCAACCGGGTACATCGTGACCGCGGCGAACTGGAACGAGTTCGTGAACGACCTGCGGTACCTCAAAGGTCTCGACGGCGTGATCGGCCTTCAGAACGCGCTGGAATTGACGCAGGTGGCGTCGCCCGGCGCGTCGACCGCAGGCACCATCCGTCTGTACGCGAAGACGGACGGCAGCGTCGTGAAGGTCGACTCGACCGGGTCCGAGTCGGTGCTGGGAGGGGGGATCGCGAAGACCTTCCTCCTCATGGGAGCCTGACATGGCTGAAGTCATCAAGCGCCTCGGCACGACGACGGCGACCGCGGCGACGAACGTGTTCGACAACGGCGCGACCGCCTCGACCTACACCGTCGTCTCGTCCATCGTCATCTGCAACACGTCGGCCACGGCGTACACGTACAACGTGTCCACGTCGGCGACGACGGGCACGCACGGGGCATACATCGCGTCCGGGGCCACGATTGCCGGGAACGACAGCGTGATCCTCGTGGCGGGGGTCTGCCTCGATCCGACCAACCGGTACCTTGTGGCGCATGCCAGCAACGCTGCGGTACACATCACGGCGTACGGGGTGACCGGACCGTGAGTGTAAGCACGGCCAACCATTCCAATATTGGCGGGTACAAGGCGCGTGCTTTGGGTGCGTCCAATCAGACCGGCGGAGGTGGATTGGTAACCATTACCACGACCGGCAGCCCGACGACTTCGACCGCGATGATATCCAACGCTTTGCATGACGTATATAAGTTCACCGGCACGGGCACCATCTTGGCGTCATCTGAAGTCGTCGCCAAGGTGCTGATCTGTGCTGGTGGTGGTGGCGGTAGTGCGATGACGGCTGGTGGGAGCGGTGGTGGCGGAGTGATCTGGACAAGTGCGTCAATCCATACGACTGCCATCGCAATCACGTGCGGGGCGGGTGGCACTGCCGGTATTGGCAACAATGGCGGCGGTGGTTGGCAGTCGCTAAACCAGACGGCGGGAACCGCGAGTACGTTTGGCTATATCACGGCTACCGGAGGCGGGGTAGGTGGTTATGGTAGTGGCGGTACCGGATGGCCGACTGGTGGCGTTGGTCCCGGTGTGGGTGGAGGAGGCGGCATCTACTCAACGCCGCCAGCCTCAAACGCGGGCGGTAATGGAGTCAATAATCAACTCGGCAAAGGTGGTACATCCCTGAATGGTGGTGGCGGTGGTGGTGGTGCTGGGACGAGGGTTGCCGCGACACAAAGTGGAGGCACGGCTTCAGGGTCGAATGGAGGCACTGGCGGGGATGGTTTCCTATCTCCGATTGACGGATTGTTGTACGGGTCAGGATCAGGAGGAGGCGCAACGGTAAATGGCAATGGAGGCGTGAGTGGGGCAGGTGCGGGTTCAAGTGGGTTGACAACCGCAACGTCCGGGACGGTCAATCGGGGTGGTGCTGGAGGCGCGTTGTTCAACATGGACGGAACCAATCACTACACCGCCACAGCCGGTACGGGTGGGTCTGGCGTCGTGTTTGTGGCGATACCGAGGTAACGCAATGGCACATTACGCTGAACTCGACGCAACGAACACCGTCCTGCGCGTCCTTGTAGTCTCGAACGATGTGACGCACGCGACGCCGGATGGCAGCGAGGATGAGGCGCTCGGCGCTACCTTTTTGTCCGACCTGCTCGGCGGGACGTGGGTACAGACAAGTTACAACGGCACGCGACGCAAGCGGTATGCCGGGATCGGCTACACCTACGACGCGGTGCGCGACGAGTTCGTGCCGCCGGGGTGGGTACTCATCGACGGCGTGTGGACGGCGCCTCCGGTGCCTGACGAGCCGGTCGCATGATCGCGCCGAAGCCCGGGGAGTCAATGCACGTGGCCGAGTGGGTCGCCAGAAGCGGCATCTCGATCGTGTTCGCGTGTGGGCTTCTCTGGTGGGTGCTGGCCGAACAATCGAAGGCACTCGAGCGCATCGCCTCTCAACAGGTCGCGATGGCGCAGGCGCTCGACAGGCTGAACCAACGGATCGACCTGACGTGTCCGCCGTACAACGGGCCGTTGGGGCCTCGCTAGGAGGACGACGATGTTCCCGCAAAAGGACGCGACGGACGGCAATCCGTTCATGGGTGGCTTCGAGTTTTTGGAATGGAACAACGCCGGATGCTTTCATCCAGGCGTCGACTTCAACAGTGGGAACGGTGGCAACGCCGACTGCGGTTCGCCCGTTGTCGCGATCGCGCCGATGCGCCTCGCGCGTCACATTGAGGCAGCCACAGGGTATGGCTTGCATCAATACTGGGAACTGACGGACGGCCCCTACGTTGGCTGCTACGTCCTGTACGCGCACCTGGCCTCGACGGTGACGCATCGTGAAGGTGACGAGGTGCCACGTGGCGCATCGGTTGGTACGGTCGGGCGCTCGGGCGGGTGGGATTATTGCCACCTGCACTTCGAGGTGCATCGCGAGAAGCCGCCCGTGTGGGGCTATTGGCCGAAGGGGCAGGCCCGCGAGGCCGTGGCGGCGCAATACCATGATCCGATCGCCGTCTGCACGGCGTACGACGTTTGGGCAACTGAGGAGGCCGACGTGACGAGCACCGAGGAAAAGAGCGTCCTGCACGCCATCCAAGACACCGCGTACCCGGTGACTGAGGTGCCGGACCTGATCCGTGCCGCCGCCGCGTGGGGCGCGAACGCCGCGTCGCTGGCCGGGTGGATTGAGGAGATCGGCGCACTCAAGGCCCGCGTGGCCGAACTCGAAGCGGCGCTGTCGGCCGCCGGCGTCGACCCGAACGCGAAGGCGTCGGACGAGTAGCGATGAAACTGCACGACGAGCCGACGCTCGGTGAGGTGGTCGCCGCCATCATCAGCCTCGTGGCGATCGCGTTGATCGGGTGGCTCGCCGTGGATGGCAACGCCGCAGCGCAGACG